TTTGAAGAATTACCTATATGCATGTCAGATTGGGATCGCTTTGACAGAAGAGTATACGAAGCGGTATGGTAAGGTGCATGTGTGTGCGAGACATCTCCAGTGGTTGTATCACAATCACCCATCACACTTTGAAGAGAGAAAGAGTGAAACCGCTTACTACTCTGACGAAGGTATTCCCGAATGTATGCCCGAAGAGTATAGGTGTCCGAGTGTGGTTGGTGCCTACCAGATGTACTATATGATGGATAAGATGAGATTTGCTAGATATCGCTTAAAAGAGTGACGTCATTGTAATGAAAACGATGTTCAGCATCGCAAATAATTTCACCGCTCCCCCGGTAAAGGTTACATCTGAGCGTAAGCCTGAGTACCATCCGAGGACGTATAGTCAGTTTGTCAAGGGTCTTCAAAATAAAGAACTCCCTGCTGTTATCGTAAAGCCAAGTGAGAATGTTGCCCAGTTTCAAGAAGAGAATGGTGATTATGGTGATGTTCGTATCGTTCAAACGGAACAGCTTTGGCAAACCTTGATGGAGAGCGATGCCGAGGTTCTCGTGGATACGTCGGGACCCCCAATGTCTTTCGCTGAGACTGGAATTATGGTCATCCTCGGTATCTACCTCTTCTCTGTTCTCCGAGCCATCTTCGGTGCTCGTGGTGGAGGTGGAATGGGAATGCCTAACCCCTTTGGAAAGTCCACAGAGTTTACGATGGACCAGGAGGTTGAGACTCGATTCACAGATGTCGAGGGTATCGACTCTGCCAAGGAGGAACTCGAGGAGATTGTGGATTTCCTCAAGAAACCCGAACGCTACTTTGGAAGTGGTGCTAAGATTCCCCGCGGTGCCCTTCTCGCCGGTGCTCCGGGTACGGGGAAGACCCTCCTCGCTCGAGCCATCGCTGGTGAATCCAACGTCCCCTTCATCCAATGTTCCGCCGCCAACTTTGTTGAAATGTTCGTAGGTGTCGGAGCCAAACGCGTACGCGAACTTTTCCAGCAGGCACGAGAGAATCAACCATGCATCGTCTTCATTGATGAGATTGATGCTGTCGGTAAGCAGCGTTCTGGTGGTGGTATGCCTGCCAATGATGAGCGTGAGCAGACTATCAATCAACTTTTGACCGAGATGGATGGTTTCGACAACGAGACGGGTATCGTGGTCATCGCTGCGACGAACCGCATCGACATCCTCGATGATGCCCTCCTTCGTCCCGGTCGCTTCGATCGTAAGATTCAGGTGACTCTCCCCAGTGTTCAGGGACGCAAGAAGATCTTGGGTGTTCACGCCAGGGATAAGAACTTGGATGACACGGTAGATCTGGCGACAATCGCGAAGCAGACGACGGGTTTCTCAGGTGCTGACCTCGCCAACCTTCTCAACGAGTGTGCCATCCGTGCGGTAAGGGATGCTGGTGGAACCATCAACAACGAAATCGTCGAGGATGTGTATCAGCGTGTCGTCGTGGGTGCGAAGGGTGATGTGAAGTTTTCGATGCGTAAGAAGGAACTCGTGGCGTACCATGAGGCTGGGCATGCCATCATGGGCGTTCTCGTCCCCGACTACGATGTGGTACGTAAAGTTTCTATCATTCCTCGAGGTGCTGCGGGTGGTATCACCTTCTTCCAACCCAACGAAGAGAATGCTGACTCTGCGATGTACACCAAGGAGTACCTCTTGTCCCAAATCAAGGTGGCTCTCGGGGGTCGTGCTGCGGAAGAGATCATCTATGGCAAGGACAAAATCACCACGGGTGCCTCCTCTGACTATGCCCTCGTGTACCAGATTGCTCGTGAGATGGTGACTACTTATGGTTTTGGTCAGAACTTCTTCGACTACCGCAAGATGTCCGAGGAGGCTTCGGCTCTCGTGGATAATGAGATTGACCTCATTGTCGGGGACTGCTACGATGAGACTGTTGCTATGCTGAAAAACAATATGCCCCAGTTGGAGCGGCTCAAGGAAAAACTTATCGAAGAGGAGATCGTCGATGGGGAATGGGTCTACGAATTATTTTCCCTATAAATAACAAGGATGAGTACCAGGCCTCGCCGCATCGAAGACCCGATCAAGGGTATGGTGGAACGATTGAATCAGTCTGTAAAGAATATGACAGGAAAAAATATGAATAATTCGGAACTCAGTAGTGTAAAACTGAAACTCCGTACAGCTAAGTCAAATGACGATAGGCGTAAAATTATTTCAAATGCTATGGAAAAGTATAAGAGACCTACGACGGTCCGCAAACGTCCAAGGACTCCTGCACCCGTAACTGTCGGGAAACGTCAAGGGACACCTGCACCCGTAACTACCGGGAAACGTCAAAGGACATCCACACCCGTAACTGTCGGGAAACGTCAAGGGACACCTGCATCCGTAACGGCTCAGAAACGTCAAGGGACATCCACACCCGTAACGGCTCAGAAACGTCAAGGGACAGATATTATGAGTGGAAATAAAAATACTACTCGCAACGCGATTGTCACTCGTCGGCGTGGTATCGTTGAAGATGGTCTAACGCATTTGTACACGAAAATCGCTACAACTAATCAGGTACAGGGGGTTGTGAAAGGTAAAACACGTGAAGAATTCAATGAACTCATTGACCGTCAGATTGAACATTTAAAGAAACGTTCTATTACGAGTCCTATTTCGGGTAACTCGTACACGTTTCGCACAGATCCCGATTTCGACGTTGACTTTTTGTTCTTATCGTGGCTCGATACGAGACATGATAAGACGACCAGTACATCCTTTGCATCGTTTCTCAAATCAAGTTTTGTAAAGATACTCTATGGTGGTCCCGTCGCATTTAGAAAAACGGCGATGATGAACAAAATACTGGAAATCTACAAGAATCCCAATAACAAGGCGAGTACTGCACCCTACAAATTCTTTATTGTTAAATCGAATGATATAACAATGACTGGGACAAGTAACTGGGAAGCTTTTTTGAAGAGAAACTTACATACTATCTTTGGTATCAAAAAACCCGGTTATACTATACAAGTCGATCGATTTAAGCCTGATATTTTTAAACATGAAGGTACCAATTTGGCTTCTAAGAGCACGGTCATCGTTGGCATCGATCAAGAAGATAACAATCGTAAAACGATTTCGAGTGCTCTTTTACGTACAACCAATCGCACGGACACAGATAAAAAATTCAAAATACTCCAACCTCATATATCCGTGGCGAATATGCTTGACCCGGGTAATGCGATGCCACTTGAGGGAGTTAAGTCTGATATTACAGGGATTATGAAGAATACACCCCATTCACGCATTTCCTGGAACTTTGTACCTATGAAGTTTCAAATTGGAAAACTCAATGTAAAGACTCAATTTGATCCCAATACTGGTATGTACACACTCAAAGTAAATGATGTAAATCTTAGACCATCTGTGTCGGCAAAGTCTGCACAAAATTCCAATAATTCCGGTGATAAAGTTTCCAAGTTTATGGGTGACTTTTTACAGGTGTTGTATCTATCTTCCCTGTCAGCGTATAGCAACAGTGTTGCATTGGGTACAGGTGACGGTATGATGACTGTGTTATACAGTTTCATCATGACACGTTGTATTGGAAAAGACCCGAAGATGATCATCGATTTGTCAAAGGATAACAAATTGCAGTTGATGGGTTTCGATAACCTTCTTGACACAAGTAAATTACAACAGGTTAACATGAGTAATCAAACTACTGTCATGCAGCCCGGCAACCTTGGTGGATTTGTTAATGGGACTAAGAATGATGCAAAATCGAACACTGGTGCTACGTTAGGAAATATGAATAATGTTGGTTCACACAGTAACTTAACAGAGAGAAGAGTTCGTAGTCAACTGAACGCGAATCGTTTAACTATGATGAACCGGTTCTTATCTAACCAGGGTTCTAAGCGTCGATAATACCGTTAAAGAAAACACACCCATTATAAATACATGATCGCCATTGGAATTACGCCTACTCGTGTTTATAATGTGGGAAATCGTCACTGGAGACAGACGTCTAGTAACCCTGTTACACCCCGTGACCGTGTCGTTGAAAAACAGTCTGCAAAGATTGAAGTTTTGAACAAGGAGATTTCTGAGTGTAAACGTGTCAACCAGAAATTGACGATGATTGCGAAGTGGAATGTCCGTGCGACACAGTCAGCTCTCAAGAATTCTCAGGATATGCTCGAAATTCTAGAGGATCTCTATGGTGACTCCGCGACAGAATAATATTGATCTATAGTAAATGCAACGTGTCCCTGTTACCTTGGAGATGAGAAAGAGTACTTATGTTCCTAGGTTGTTAAGGACGCGTACAGTGAGGCCCAGGTCGATGATGCCCAAGTCCGTCACTCCTTCACCGAAGCCCGTCACTCCTTCACCGAAGCCCGTCACGCCACGACCAGCCAAGAAGAAGCGACCATCTATTAAAAAGCCTCCGACACCTTCTAGGGTCCAGATGAAGAAGAATTTTGAAAAGATGCGTCAGAGATTGAAGACCAACAAACTCCGTACAGCTCGACAGAGAATTGTCGTAAACACAACAGTTGCGAATCTCTTCAAGGCCCTTGAGAATGCACCTAGTGGTGCGGCTGCGAGGCGAGTCTTTCTGAAGGGTAGTTTGAAACTTCATCCTAATAAGGGTGGAAATGAAAATACCTACAAGCGGTTCAAGAATATTTATGAACGGAAGGCCTAAGTGTGGGAGTCGGTCATGGAATAATAACCTAAACATGTTTGCCCTTCGAGCTCCAATGGTATTCAGCTGTGTCCCCATCCGACGCAAGATTTCTAGAACCGTCTTTGGTTACTATAAACTTGACAAGACAAACTGTCAAGCTATCGAACGGGTTGGTGATGTTGGGATGTTTCATATTCTGGCATTCATCAAGGACGGTGATACGGGTATTTATTCTGTGAAGGAGCGTAGCGAGAATGGAGTGACTCGGGACAGTATCGTCGCCTTTAGAAACTTCGAAGATGCTTTTCGATACAAGACACTCCTCGAAGCCGAGGTGAATATGATGCCCTTTGTTCAATTTGCATCCAGGTTTGAATTAGAACATGCATGCAATGTGGGTGGCTATGAGTGTTTGGTAGTCAACGAAGGTGCTCTCGTGACCCCACCCACCAAGACTCTACAGATCACCGATTGGGAGCGTCGCTCGGCTCTCATGGAAGGTCGTTGGTCTGTGAGAGAGAAGAGTGATGATTAGTCGTCGTGGACACAGGGGTGATCGAGTAGTGCTTCAACATTTGTAAATGAAATCCAACAGTTGTTACAACGTACAGTCCCATACCCATGTTTAATAATCCTGTTTAATTCGATCGTCTCATGACCACCCATATGTTTGATAAGAGCTTCTGTATTTTTAAAGTTCTTACCACATATATAACACGAACATGGTATTGGTGCCTTGTACCTCTTGTATTTCAAGAGTCTTCGTAAAGGTAAACACATATTATCTAGTGAGAAGAATTTCATCGAAAGAGTCAACAGGTGAAATGCCACGTATGATCTGTGGACGTCGTTTTCTTCTGAACCAATGACATGGAAAACACATGTCTTAGTACCTAAGTCACATAAAGTTTTAAGTCTATTTCAATTTAATATGGATTCGTTGCAGTATATCGCGATGGACTTCGAAACGTCGGGACTCCCGACGGGTCGTCGTCCCGTTACCTCAGAAACTGTCCACCAGTATGACACTTGTCGTGCAGTTTCATTATCGGCGGCTCGGTTCTCGTCTAGGGGGCGTCTGCTTGATACATTCGACAAGATTGTGTATCCTGACAGTTTCCAGATTAGTCAGGGTTCTATTGATGTCCATGGCATAACACAAGAAGTTGCAGAGCGTGACGGTCAGTCTTTCACGGAAGTGTTTGTTGAATTCATGCGTTTTATTGGATCGCGGACGTCGACAGTGATTGCACACAATATGAAGTTTGACTTGAATGTTCTAAAGTCTGAGATGATTCGTAATCGCATTGATCTTAGTAACATCGACCATCTTACTTTTGGGTGCACCCTTGAACTTTATCGAGAACGATTCCTCAAGCCCATCAAATTGGGTGTACTCTACAAGGATATCTTTGGTGAAGAATTCGAGAATGCACATAATTCGTTAGCAGATTGTATCGCATGTGGTCGGGTGTACCCTCACCTTCTCGGTTATGAACGGACCATTAAGCCTATTGGTGTTCCTAAAGTAATCATCGGAGCTTCATCTGTTGCAACGGCTGTCGGTCTTGGTTTTAAGAAACCTGTTGAACTTATTGAAGAGTTGTGGAAGAAGTACAGTCCTATGACATTCGAGGGTCAGACGAAGGAAGATGCCGCCCTCGAAGTGTTGAATTCTACTCCGAGAAGTAAACAGATCTTGAGTGATGCTGAGGGTTTCAGATCCGAGACTAGTGCAGACGTCGAGCAGAAGTTACGTGGGTTGTATCACCAAGTTGAACGTTCTGGTATGCTACCCAAGGATATGATTGTCGCCAAGGAACATATTCGAAAGACGCTGTATACGAACCATGGAACGAAGAATGAATACAAAACGGCTGATGCTGATAAGGCGAAACTTATCGAAGATGATACGTTTTACAAGATGGACATCTGTACCATCGAGGGAACACTGTATCAAGTTGTTGGACGCATTGATCGTATTCAAATGAACGAAGATGGTTCAAGGACTCTGGTTGAAATCAAGAATCGTGCGAATAGGTTGTTTGGTAGGGTACGAGACTATGAAGAGATCCAGTGTCAGACCTACCTCCAGATGCTTGGTGACATTGGGTATTGTCGTCTCATCGAACAATACAACGATGAACGGAAGTCGTACCTTGTTCAGAGGGATGATGAAAAGTGGAAGGAAACGATCATGCCTAAGCTCCAGGACTTTTGTGAATTGTTTCATAGTATGCTGAGTAAGTAAAAATATATTGTAATAATAACATGGCTACGAAGCGACCCAGGAACAATAATAACACTGTCATGCCACCAGCTAAGCGTGCAAGGGTTATAGTTGATCGCTCGATTGATCGTATGATTAATAGTTTCACCAAGAAGCTAAGCATTCCCAAGGATTCCTACAATCTGGGTACCATAACAGAACTTACGAATACAAATATGGGGGTACGATTGAGTAGAAAACTGGTTGATGATTTAAAGAGGGTATACAAGGAATCGTACGATCGCCAGATTGAGCACGTAGGGTCGACACAATTCACTGTGAGAAATGTAAGGGGGGCAGTGAAGTTTAACACACCTTCGAAGCGTACGAATGAACGATACAACACTGTGAACCCTAGCATCGAAGATTCTGATTCATATGTAGTATATCATTCTCACCCGGTCCCCCCTGATAACAGGACCCTTTTCACGATCCCCAGTATCCCTGATATAAAAGCTTATATAGAGACATACCCCATCGTCCAAGCTAACATCATTCTCGAAAAGCGTGGCTACTACGTCATTGATTTGATTGAAAGTGATATGAATAATAAACCAGAGATTGATAAAGTTGTCAAATATTACAGTGGTTTATTGGCTTCTGCTAAATTTGAAAAGGTGATGACGATTCACCGGAACATTGCGTTTTTCAAATCTGATATAGCACGATGGAAGAAGACGATTAATGGGTACATGAACAAGATGATGCGTTCCAAGTTTGGTATATCCATCAGGTACTATACATACGATGAACTGGCTCAGATTACACTCATCGATAAAAATAAAATTAGGTTACCATAGTAAGAATGCCAGGTGGTGAGAATGCAGCGGCTATAGCCACTCTCATGACATTCATGTTCAGTTTGGTTGTCATGGGGTGGGCTCTATTATATAAGTGTACGGATGCTACATTCGTCCCAGGTGATTTCGCTGTACAGAAATGTTTTTCTTTTATAGCGACACCGAAGAAAGATGACCCGGAACCGGATACGGAAAAAACAGAAGAAGAGTCAACGAGTTTGTTTTCGGATAGTGTAAATGGGGTGAGTATCTTAGAAACAGTTGACGACGAAGATCTCAGTGAACTTGAATTGGACAATTTGAAGTACCTGAACGACTTCAACGAGATGAATACGAAGCTGACTTCTGAAGTATTCACGGACATATCGGCAGCCAACATCTACGATTGTGCGAGGATATGTGCGATGAATGAAGTCCAAGTAGACGAAGAGGATGAAGAAGGTGAATGTGGTGGGTTTACGTCGCAGTACGAAGACCCGACACCTGACGATAAACGTGTCGTGTGTCGATTGTATAAAAAAGATAACCTAAGTGATACAGGTGTCAGGAGTTTCGCAACAACATCTTTCTATCTAAAGGGTTTGGATCCTCCTTGACAATGGACGACATTATCCAGGAAATAGAGTCACTCATCAGTATCGTGAAGGGTCTTCAACCCAATAAGATACCTGAAGAACCTAAAAAACGTGTTAAACGTGTCAAGTTGGTAAAATGTATACCAGTTCACAATCATTCGATCGATGATCAGATTCATCAAGATTGTGAATTGTGTAGGACCCATGGAAATATCATGGTTCCCATAAAATAAAATATGAAGTACCAGTAAGAATGGCACAAGGGGCGATCATATTACTTTTGTTCGCCTTCATGATGTGTCTGTCATGTCTATCATCGAGTGCTGTGGGTACCGGTGTGTTTTATGCATGCAGTGACGGTACCATGTCTCCAGGGGACTTTGATTTTAAGAAGTGTACAAACTTCGGATTCGGTGACGTATTGAGTGGTACAGAAGCCATCACCGGACTTGACATGGGTTCCGATGAACCTGAACCCACGAGCACAACTTCATCTGAGTCGTTAACACTTGTACCCACTGGACCAGGGGAGGAAGAAGATCCCAATGCCACATACCTGGACTTCTTCGGGGCGGGCAGTACTGGGAGACTTTCAGGGTTGGGAGTCGTGGCGGGTGCGACTTCGAAGACTGAGTGTGCCAAGATATGTTACGGTAACGAAGTTCCTATGCGTGGAGAGGGCGAAGAGTGTAACGGATTCGTCTCGGATGGATTTTCGAAATGTATACTGTATCCGACTCCCGATACGGTTGCGGGTGTATCTTTACCGAGTGGAGAGAAGTCCTATGCACTTAAGACGTCAAGAACTGGGCAGAATTTTATTTCGTTTTCGAATCAGAACTTCGTGACAGAGTTTGTCGACGACGGACGGAGTGGTGAAAGTCATTCGAATGGTAATTTTGGAACACCTTCATTCATGGGACCCGATACAGATGTTACATGCGAAAAGGCTGGGACGTTTGGTTTATTATCTGGATTTAAATCTACTATGCAGGGTGGTAAGGTCGGTTTCCAGTATTCTTGTCTGCTTGGAGACAGCGTCCAGGTAAAACCCGGTGTACTAACGAATGAGACTAATCAGGGTCAGAGAAACTCTTGTGGTGGTAAACAGATAGGTAGAAAACACAATGGTTCTGATATCGGGCTTTTGACACATCATGAAGTAGATTGTCTTAATGGCTTCATTCAATCATGGGGTGTTAGACCAACTGGTGGATGGAAGGGTAAAATGAAGGTCAGTTTTAATTGTACAAGACAAGAAACTCCTGATGCTACTGAATGTATAGATAATCAAACTGATGGAGATTTTGGTGAAAGACCCTGTAATTTGAGTAATTTGAGAAACAGTGCAGTTCAGTGTCCTATAAATATGGCCCTTACACAGTTTCGTATTAATCACCCATCTGGTAAAATAAGTTATCGGTGTTGTCCTAAACCAACAGAGGGTGGTTCTACCACGTACAGTCGTAGTAGAAGCTCTGCCGCAATTTGACTTAATACGTCGACTTACACCACCATTCGTTGAGTCCTAAATACTCGAAGACGATATGTATCAGGGCACCTGATATGAACAGGAGAATCATAGGATTTTTAATGGACATGGAGAGTGAATAAAAAAAGACGAGATTCATGACACCGACCACGATGGCTTCAAACATCACAGTTTGCAGAGATCGCATTTGTAATAGTTACAGAATAAAAAATATCTGAATATATAAATAATGAGTGGCATCGTTATAGGACTGGTGGCTCTTCTACTTCTGGTAGTTGTGGGTGCCGTGATTTATTTCGCGATGCAGGAAGAAAAGGCTGAGCCCGAGATTATAGCTCCAGTCGTTCCTACTGTACCTATCACGGATGATGACGCTGAAGATGAAGAGGGAGACATGGATGGTTTCGACATTGTCAATGGTTGGATCTACGATAACGAATACAACCGTGTGATTAAACTCAAGGAAGATAAATCTGGTTTAGAAAACCCCCTTTTTAATGAGGAGGTACCTGATCAGGGTGCTAAGTGGACCTTCGAACCCGATGATGAGAATTTTTACATCGTATCCGGTGGTAAATACCTAAAGATTTCCGGTGATAATGTTCAGGTTGTGGGTACCAAGACATCCACCGCTAAGTTAAACATCAAGGCTGTGGACGATGGTTACAAGATTTCTGATAGGAAGGATAAGAACTGGTTTAAGATGGAGGGTGCAAACTTGGTCGCCGTTGATGATGAGTCGAAGGCTTCTGTGTTCTCTATTGAAGCCAGTCAATACTACATCAAGGGTTACGAATCTGAAAAGGAGTCCAGTGAGTCAACCCTTAGTGGTTCCCTTACCAAGCATCGCGTGTCGTGTGATAACGGTGTACTTTCCGGCTTCGAGTTCATGAAGGATGGTGGCAAGTACCGATATAATTACGATTGTACACAGGGTGATGCCGCGTCGGGTGAACTACTCGAAAAGACATTGTTAACAGAGGGTGGGCTTTCGGATTTTAAAGATTTAACCGATAAGGATTCTTTCGGTGTGGCCTGTGAGGTTGGAGCCCTGGCTAACTTCAGGGTACTTCCAGGAACTGGTGATAAAGCATCCTATGAATACACATGCAGGGATATAGGTGTTTCCGATGAGGTAGTATCTATACAGTCGTCTCCTGAATTCGTAAATCTTACAATGAGTACCGGTGGAACCTTTAGTGATAAACTTGCGTTGCTAGGCAAATTGAAGTGTGATGATGGAAGCGTTTTGACTGGATTTAACCTAGAATCAGAGACGGGTGAAGATAATGACGACAGTTTCAAACTCTCCGGAATTTGTAAGAAAATGTCCATCTAAGTCGACCATAAAATGTATAAAGTCATCAAATAATATGACTCCTGAAGAAATTGAAAAAGTGTCCAAGCTTGTTCAAGTGTTGCGTGATGAAGTCGCACAGTTGAAGAAGTATCTGAACCCCATTGACCAGTGTGGAGGTACAACGACGAAGGGTGGTGCCTGTCGCAACAAGTGTGTGAATGGTACAAAGTTCTGTCGCAAACATACCATTGTTCCACAAGAACCCCCTAAAGAATATTCGTGGGCCGATGAACACGATACTGATAGTTTACCTGAGCTCGGAGAAGATTTTATCAGGTGATAGTAGATGATAGAGTTGGTAGCATTGTTTGTAATTGTGATATCTGTCATACTGTGTATCGTGTCCGCAATGTACAAGTGTACAGATGGGACGATGGATACGAATGATTTCTCAATGGAAACATGTATCAAGCTCGGTGATGGCACAAGTGACTCACCTAAAACAGCCTCGAATGTCGTATCAGAAGAACAGATCTCTAGTAGTCCGTTACTTTCAGGTAGTGGCGTATCCGATGCCCTTTTTGGATCTGGTCTATCTGAAGGTGATGAGGATATTGACTATTCGTCATACATTGATTATTATCGGGTGAGTAACGATGGTGTTAAGGTAAATACCTACATTGATGCGGATGATGACGGTGAGCCTGATTTTGTGGATAGTGTAGAAGTTGAGGCGTTTGGACCGGGTGAGTGTGCGAAAATATGTTACGAAAACACAGAGGATATTGGTGGCTACGAGTGTAATGCCTTTAAAATGAATCCGACTGGTGCGAAATGTACATTGTATTGGAGTCAATCGGAATCCGGTGTGACAGAGAATGAAAATGTTTTTAGGTTGAAGGTTCCTCGATCTCCTTCGACGCATTCAGAGGAAGCTCTGACCAATATAGAAAGCGAGAATGGGTCGGGTTATGATGTGATCTTTTATAATAGTCCAGGATATCAAAAACCTGGTATAGACTTGGATGGGAAGATCTTTTTCAGAGATGGTGCCCCCGGCAACTCATATTACGGATTTGCTCTTGATAGTCCCAAATCTATCTACATACCAGGAGATAAGTGTGTGAAGACATTCGATGAGATCGGTGGTAGTGGGACAGGAAATGAAACGGAATATACTATGAGTCAACCTGATTTATCTGGTGAGACGATAGGATCATTGATGATAGGATCTGTGAATAAGTCGTTGGGAAGGTGCGAGTATCCATCGGCATCTGAAGTGGCATCGACGTACGAAGTTATTGCTGATTCGGGTGTCGAAGCATTTTATGTGACGTCTGGTAATGGATGGGATACGATATCATCGGTGGAGGATGAACGTCCGATGGTTCACTACACGACGCGGTGTATCGGTGATAGTCCGAGTATGGACCAGCATTGTACGGACAAGTTGACCTACG